CTACTGTGGGCGCCCTCAAAACTTCCTTAATGCCTCTACGATCTCAGTCGGTGAGGAGGAGGACGCTTCGGGAAACTAGCCACCCGGCTTCTTTGGGAACTCCGATACCAGAGGGATGGTTATCAGGTCGCGGCTCGTAGAGACCGCGGCCAACCTCCTCCAGAATGGTATATGGAGCGACCGGAGTTGGAACCCGGGTTGGAATTCTTCATCGACGCATTTTGGCAGCTCAACTCCTGCCGAGCAATTGGGATGGCAGCTGGCCCAATTCCCTGGACAGCTGCATACCAATATGGGTTAGCGCACGGATTAGATCGTGACATGCTCATCGTGTTCCCTCGAGTAATCTCCGAGATGGACGCCAAATTCCTTGACTGGTCCGCCCGAGAGATGGAACGGAAGTCTAAGGCGAAAAGCCCGCCCGCTACCAAGTAGCGACAGTTAAGAGAAAGATACCAGTGACTGACTTCCGCGTCAATGTAATTGTAGACCCAGCTCGCGCCAAGACCGGCGCGAAGCAGGTCAAAAACTCCTTAGACCAAGTAGGAGACGCGGCTAATCGTACTCGAAATCTAATTAGAAAAGCTTTTACTCTAGGCGCGGTTACTGCCTTAACTGGTTCTATTGCAGTATTAACTGGTCAAGCTATCAGGTTCAATACAGCCATGGCAGAGGTCTCGACTCTCACAGTCGGCACCGAATTCAACATGCGAGCGTTGGAGTCTGCGGTCCTTGACCAGTCAGCCGCGTTCGGATCTTTGCCTGCAGCCCAAGCTGCTGCGGCTTACGACATCATTTCAGCTGGCGCATCAAGTGCAGCCGAAGCTGTAGAAACCCTGGAAGCGGCCAACCGCCTCGCAATCGGCGGCGTTACAGACGTCAGCACAGCAGCTGATGGTTTGACCTCAGTCCTCAACGCCTATGGCGATGGGGTGAAAAGCGCTGCTGACGTCAGTGACATTCTGTTCGTCGGAGTCCGTCAAGGTAAGACAACAATCGCTGAGCTCTCTGCTTCGATCGGTAAAGTAGAACCTCTGGCCGCGAATGCTGGCGTCGGGTTCGATGAGCTTACCGCCTCTGTGGCTGCTCTTACTGCTGGTGGTATCAGCACTCGTGAGTCTGTCACAGGTGTCCGAGCTATCCTGGCCTCAGTGGTCAAGCCGACCCAAGAAGCCCGTGAAGCGGCGAAGCGTCTGGGCATTGACTTCAGCACAGCAGCTATCCAGAGCCAAGGCTTCGAAGGCTTCCTGCAGAACGTAGTCGATAAGACCGGCGGCTCGACCGACGAGATCGCACAGCTCTTCGGCGGTGTGGAAGCTTTGATCCCTGTCCTCGCCCTCTCGGGAGAGGCTGGTGAGAAGTTTGCAGAGACGATGGAGCTCATGGGTGATCGCGCCGGAGCGACCCAAGCCGCATTCGATCTTATGGCCAATTCACCTGGCTTCCAGATCGGTCGGATCACATCTGGCATCACAGCCGAATTCACACGCCTGAGCAGTGTTATTCTCAAGGCTATCGTCCCTGCACTCAAGTTCCTGGCTGATAGCACAGACGAGATCGTCCGCATCATCGGCGTAGCGGCTGGAGTCTTGGCTGTACAACTTGCGCGTAAAGCTATCCCTCTGGCGATCGCCGGAGTGCGAGCTCTGACAGCAGTAATGGCTACCAACCCGCTAGGCGCCATCGTTACGGGTGCATCCTTGGCCATCGGCGCTCTGATCGCATTCTCTGATCGGTTGAACCTGACAGGTGAAGGAGCGGCCTCGGTATTTGACTTTATCGTCGTTGTGTTCAATGACTTCAAAAGCGCTCTGTTCGCAGGCTTCGAATTCATCTTCGGACTGTTCGGCGACTTCCAGGTCAATGCTGACAGCCTAGACATTGGCGTCATGGTTCGTAACTTCGCGACTGGCCTTGATCGGATCCGTGCATACTTTATCGCTTCATTTGAAGCTATCGAGAACATCGTCATCAACGCAACAAACCGTATCGGACAAATTGTGTCTGACACGCTCAACGGGCTAGTTGGTTTCGGTCAGGACTTCGTGACTGGACTGAACGTCATCAGTCGAACGATCACAGGCCAGGAAATAACGGCTGACGTGGTTGCAGACTTCGGAGTGAACTTCGAGCCACGGTTCCAGGCTACTGGCCGAACTGCTGGCGAAGCCTTCAACGAAGCTTTGGGACAAAGCCTGACGGAAAGCCCTGTCTTGGACTATGTGAACGGCGCTCTTGACCGAGCTGAAGCTCGAGCTGCTTCTCGTGCAGACGTTATGATCGAAGGATCCAAAGCGGTTCTGGAAGTTGAAGAGCAAGTTGCCTCAGCTATCCAAGCTACAACGGACGCAGCTGACAAGGGCGCGGTCAACCGTACAGCAATCATCGATCGCGAGATCTCCAACCTGGAAGCTGAGATCACAGCTCTGGGCTTGGTAGGTGACGAGCGCAGTGCTCTACTCGGCAAGCTTGCCCTGGAGGAGCAGATCCGTTCAGCTCTCCGCGAGTCCAATGACGAATTGACCGAGGCACAACTCAACAACATGGCCAAGCTATCGGCTGCGGAAGAAGCTCGCTTCGTACAAGTTCAAAAGTCTCTTGATCAAGCACAGCGTCGTGCAGCTCTTGAAGATCAGCTGAATGGTTCTACTCGAGCTCTTTCACAGACTCAAACAGCTGCTGCGGAACTTTTCGGTGCCGGAACGATTACTATTGGCCAGTACAACCAGCTCCTAAGAGATACATTGGTCGCTCAGCGTGAGCTTGCGATTGATGCAGGCCAAGGCACATTCGCTGATGGCTTCATATTGTCAATCGACCGGATCTCAAACCGCATGCAAAGCTGGCGCTCTGAAGTAGGCACCTCATTCGGTGAACTGTTCAGCACTCTCGGATCTGGCTTCGCTGACGCAATTGGTCAAGGCGTCTTCGAAATGGATAACCTGGGCGAGAGCATCAAGTCAGTTGCCCGCGACGCAGTAAGTCAGTTGATCAGCTCCCTGATCCAGGTTGGCGTTCAGCAGGTTGCGAACTTCGCGCTTCAGCAGACTCTTGGCGCCTCAGCTACAGCTGCGGGCATTGGTCAAGCTGGAGCTCTTGCCGCGGCTTATGCTCCGGCTGCTGCAGCTGCCTCTCTGGCAACTGCGGGCGGTAACGCTGCGCCAGCCGGTATCGGCATTGGAACAATCTTCGCCTTGGTTGGTGGCCTGGTTGGGGGACTTGCAATTGCAGGCTTCCGTGACGGCACAGACTCCGTAGGCGGATCCGGCTCATCTATCTCAGACAGTGTGCTCGCAAAGCTCTCTGTTGGCGAAGGCGTCGTGACTGCTCGGGCTAACAAGCGGAATGCAGGTGTTGTCGGCTTTATGAATAATGGTGGTAATGTCGGAGATCTTGCGTCAAATAACAGACCAGTCAATGTAAACTTCAACTTCCCGAACGGAGATGCGGATAGCTTCAAGCGTAACCGTCGTCAAATTGTTCGGGATACACAGAAAGCGCTGGAGGCAATCTAATGTCATTCCATGAGGTAAGGCTCCCCGACGATGTAGAGCGGGGAGCTTCAGGTGGACCAGAGTTCAACACGGGCATTGTGACTCTGAGCTCTGGCTTTGAACAACGAAACTTCCAAGCTGTCACTGAGTTCTTTTATGCACGTCGAGGCCGTCTGTTTGGCTTCCGGTTCAAAGACTGGTCAGACTATGAGCTGTCGACTGAAGCGATCGCAACTGGTGATGCATCGACGACCAAGTTTCAGATCTACAAGACCTACTCAGACGCAGCAGGTTCTTATGCTCGCGCAATCCAGAAGATCGTTGCAGGCACAGTGCTCGTCTACCTCGACGCGGTTCTGCAGACTGAGACGACCGACTACTCCCTAGACTATGATACCGGAGTGATTACCTTCGTATCTGCTCCTGGTGGATCCGTCAGCATCGCAGTGTCCTGTGAGTTTGATGTGCCTGTCCGGTTCGAGTCCGATCAAATGGAAACAAGCCTAGTGCACTTCAACGCTGGATCGGTTCCCAATGTTCCAATCAGTGAGGTCCTTCAACCACTAGCAAGCTTGGCGTAGACCGATGAAGACAGTCCCTACAAATCTCGCCACTCACCTAGCCGGCGAAGCAACTACTCTCACCACGATCTGGCAGATCACTCGCACAGACGGAACTATCATCCGTTTGACCGAGCTTGATATGGCCCTGACAGTCGATGGCAATGTATATGATGCTGCCTACGGGTATGAGCGTTCAGCCCTAACTTCCTCTGCGTCTCTGGATGCGGATGATATCGATCTCGAAGGCATCTTGAATGACAGCTTCATCTCACGTGAAGACGTGGTTGCAGGCTTGTACAACAGTGCTGATCTGACAATCTCTTTGGTCAACTATCTGGCCCCTGAAGATGGTGTCATGATCCTCCGCCGCGGTAAGCTCGGCGAAATCACAATCACCCCAACTGGCCGCTTCCAGGCGCAACTCTCCAGCTTGACCTCTCTGCTCAAGCAGGAAGTCCTGGAGAAAGCCTCAGCTACTTGTCGCGCACAACTCGGAGATGCTCGGTGCTCTGTGCCGGTCAATCCTGATCTGCGTGCTAACGATGCAGGATACTCTGTTGGAGACTTCGTCCGAGTGGCAACCTCAGGCGGCGTCGGCCAAGAAGTTTATGCCAACCGGATCTATGAGTGTACAACAGCCGGAGTATCAGCTTCGTCTGTTCCGACTTTTAATACCTCAGACGGCGCTGAAACAACAGACGGCACGGTCACCTGGATTACTCGTGAGGCTTGGACTCGCAACGCCGTAGTTGCCACGGTGACTGATGATAGGCAGTTTACGGTTACAATCACCGAAACTCGTGCTGAAGACGATTGGTTTAACGGGGGAGTGCTCACTTTCGAGAGCGGAAACAACTCCGGCCGGTCATACGAAGTGAAAGACTGGGCTCAATCGCCGAGCTCAGTCTCCCTGTTCCTTAAAGCTGACAAGACTGTTCAGGTCGGAGATCAGCTACGGATCGTTCCAGGCTGTGCGAAAACACGTCAACACTGTCGCTTCAAGTTTGACCTGGCCGGAACAACCTACTTTGCGAATGGCAATGTAGTCAACTTTAGAGGGGAGCCGGACTTGCCAGGACGTGATGCCGTGCTTGCGTATCCAGATGCACAGTAGAAATGAGATCGTTGAAGAAGCCCGCAAATGGCTCGGAACACCTTGGCGCCATCAAGGGCGAGCCGGATCCGGGATAGACTGTTGTGGTTTGGTCATCCGGGTAGGAAACGATCTGGACTTCATCACCTATCAGACAAGTGCGTACAGCCGCCGGACAACTGGCGAGGAGTTCATCCACCACTTCTTGAACGCTGGGATGCATCAAGTTCCCTTTGGCCGAGCATTGCCAGGTGATGTGCTCATTACAGCGGACAGTAAGTTCCCATGCCATTGTGGGTTCATTGGTGAGAAGCAAGGCGCTAAGACATTCATTCACGCCTACGCTCGGAAGCGTCGTGTTGTCGAAGATCCATATGACGCTTGGCTTCCTAAGGCGGTGACAGTAGTCCGCTTCCCAGGAGTCGAATAGAATGGCCATCCTACTACCCACCACCAAGACGACCACAACTCAGGGTCAGACCAGTGAATTTGCGGTCACAGCTTCTGAGTATGGGAAGACAATTCCATATGTCCTTGGTACTGACCGCCTTTCAGGCAACGTCATCTGGGCCGACAATATCCGCGAAGAAAAGACCACTGACGTTCAGCGCTCAGGTGGTAAAGGCGGATCTCCGAAGCAAGAAACCACAACTGTCACTTATCAATATTATGTAGACATTGCTGTCATGTTTGCTGAAGGCGAGGTGCAAGCGCTTCGTCGCATCTGGGCAGACGGAAAGATCATCTACGATGCAACAGGCAGCTCGGTCGAAGAAATCGATGGCCTGAGCTTTGTCCTCTACCGCGGTACTGAAACTCAAATGCCTGATCCGACGATCGAAGCAAACGTCGGGGAATACCTGACTCCGGCTTTCCGTGGTCTCGCGTACATCGTGTTCAATGATCTGCCCTTGTCAAACTTCGGCAACCGGATCCCGGCACTGACTGCTGAGTTCGCATTTGGCGGACAGAGCGGAGACGTTACAGCATATGAAATGGATTATTTAGACGTAACAGGCAATGGAAGCACCTCGTCAAACAATGTTCTTGACTCTGTAATTTTTGCTAACAATGGAAGATTTTACATAGAGGGTAGCATTTCAGGGGATGATTTAGTTCACTCAGTTATTCTAACCCCAGGGGCAATGAGTAGTGTAATTAATGAACCCTTAGCTACAGCTTTTGGCAACAATATGCATAATATTGCGGCGATTAAATCAGACGGAACAATTATTGGGTCAGTCTGGGAAGGCAACAGCTCTAGCCCAGGTCTTCGCTTCCATGTCGGGAACACGGAGTACTCAGCTGCCGCTGCCATTAGCGGAAAAGGAGCAGCGTTAATCCCAGACAATGAAGACTACCTTGTACTAGGAGCAGCTCAAACAGCCGTAGGAACTGGCCAAACTGTAGTATTTCAGCTTTCATTGTTTAGCACAGACTCAAGTAATCAAGATGAAGCTGTGACAGCAGGACGAACGTTAAGAGAGAATGTGCTTGACGGAGGATATGTAATACAGGGCGGAAGCGGTCAGGTCTATGACTTTTTTATAAATTCGTCTAATCAGATTGAAGTACGTTTATGTACTCCAAATTCAATTGCTACTATTGCTGCAATTTTACCTTCAGACTTAGTAGCGGATGAAACCGGTTGGGGAGACTCGAACTTATGGGGTTGTTACGACCCAGTGCAAGACCGTCTTATACTTGCAGTTGGAGGCACAGTGCATAATAACCACCTGTTACAAGTTGAGCCTAACGGGGCGTATACTTCGTTGCAAAAGGACCTACCTTCAGTGCCAAGAAGCGATCGCAGTTATGCTTCGGATGGTGCAAATCTTGTGGCGGGCAACGCTATTGTTTGGTGCACAGAGGCAGGGGCTGTTACGCGCTGGCTTTTGTCAGACAATTCAATTGATCAAAACTTTGATGGTTCAACGGAAGGTCTCTTATCTACAGCCTATTCTTTTCCTATTGCCTGGGATGAAGCAACAAGCACGCTTTGGGTAAATGGAGGCTCTAACTCAGGAAACGCAACTCAACTATGGGGGTATGTGTTCT